ACTACGACGCTGGCTTCAACGAACTGGTGAGCGGCGAGCGTGTCGTCATCAAGGACAAGGCCGGCAACCCAGTCTCCAGCCCGGTGCCGCTCGACAACACAGGACAGGCTAAACCTGTCGGGCAGGAGCCGGACCTGCTCTACGTCTACCCGTACGAACAGAAGAACTTTTCCAACCTACTTGCGGACTTGAGGATCTAGCATGGCCAACGAAATCAAAGTTTCCGTCTCGCTCAACCTGTCGAATGGCAACCTCGAGGAGCGGTTCTCGGAGTCGAAGCAGATCGACCAGGCGAAGGGGCTGACCGTCGGCGGCGTCGTTGAGGTTGGAACAGCTGTTACAACGCTGTCGCTCGGGGCCCTCACAACCGCCGGCTATGCCGCCTTCCGGCACATCGCGACGGCGACGGCCGGCACGCAGTACGTGCGGATCGGCCACTACGACGGCACGACCCTGCAGGGCTTCGCCAGGCTGCAGCGGAACGACGTCGCGGGCCCGCTGCGGCTGGACAAGAGCATCACGATCGGGCTGGCTGGCGTGACCGCTGCCAGCCACACGGCGGCCCAGCCGGTGCAGTACGTCATTCTTAGCGAGTAGCCCCATGGCGTCGATCTACGGCTTTTCCAGTGACGACGCCAAACGCATAGGGGCTGCGGTCCGTGCGGTCGAGGGCAACAAGATCAACCGGTCTGCTGGCGGCCAGGAGTTCGCCGGTCCCAACCCCGGCGTGCGAATGCTGCTAGGCAAGAGGTCGACCGCGACCTGGGCGAAGAATGGCGCGTCCGCAGTTGTCACCGCGTACGCCGGCGCTCACCCAGCGACGAACAGCGTCGGAACCGTGGTTGCCTACAACTACTTCGTCACACTGGGCACCGCTAACACGAGCTCCAACTGGGTCGGCATGTCGAACAACGGCTTTGGCTGGATAGTCATCGCCGCGGAGTGCTGACCCATGGCAATGCTCGGCGCTTCGTGCAACGCGTGCTGCGACAAGTGCGAGAACCGCAGCTGTACGACCCTCGGCGGCGTGGTGCAGGGCGAATGCGAAGACAAGCCGGGCTGCAGCTGTGAGTCGGACCCGGAGGGCGGCTGCATCGACCCGAGCGTGCTCGACGAAGACAACGAGCTCACGGTTCCACTCATTGAGGCACCGCTGCGGGGCTACTGCTTCTCGTGTCCCAGTGCCGTCGTGTTCTCCATGCTGGCTTTTCGCTTTGTTGGCAACGACCCAAACGACAGGATTAGATCCGTTGCGGCTGGCGAATGGGTTGAAGGCGTGCGGACCTGGATGGAGGAAAACGGTTACACAAACGTCAGTAGTTACAACGTCTTCTGCAGCAAGGGCGGCAGCAGCGAAGAGGAAGTCAACAACGTCGTGTGGGTTCGTGCGTGCTGCGATGGCGAGTTTTCGGAAGACACCGACGACTGCTACGACGTTTACGACTCGGAACCGGCCGACTCGTTCGGCCTGACGCCGCAGGTGCCGGTGCCGATTAGCAATCCATGCGCCGGCGTGCCCAGCGGCCTCGGGATCCCCAAATGCCTGCCAAACCCGCTGCCCTAGTCCGCTGCCATGTCCGGCACCTCGAGGCCCGGTGCCGCGAGCGTGGCTACACGCTGGCGCAGGTGGCCGCCTGCATCGTTGAGCGGGACGGCGATCAGCTGCTGGTGGATACGTCGCACGAGGCGTACCCTCGCGACTACGCGCCCGGCTTCACGCCCAGACCGTCGAGCGGGCCGGGAACCGAACTGAAAAAGCTGCTCGGCCGCATTGGCATCAAGGCAAGCCCGACCTGCGGGTGCACCGCCAGGGCCCGCCAGATGGACGCTCTAGGCTGCGAGTGGTGCGAAGCCAATCTGGACACGATTGTCGGCTGGCTCCGCGAGGAAGCCGGCAAGCGTTCCCTGCCGTTTGTTGACGCTGTGGGGAAACTGTTAGTACGTCGTGCGATCAGCAACGCCAGAAAGGAAGAGCGACGTGCCCAAGCCCAAGGCGGACAAGCCGCAGTTTGACGCCGAGCCGTTGCACGACGACGACTTTGAGGGGGCGTGTCCGATCCCCGATGAAGACGGCGAGATCGTCCTGCGCCGCAGCAAACCCACGAAGGAGGGAGCCAAGCGTGGCAAAGCAAAAGGCACCGGCAAAAAGCCTGCTGGATGAAGTGCTGTCGCGGGCACAGGGGCGCAAGCCGGGCTTCGCGTCTTGGTTTGACCGACTGCCGCAAGAGGCACGCGACGAGCTAGAGATTGTCCGCGCCGCGTTCGACCCGACAGTGCACCAGAAGAACGCCTATGCCGCGGCAATTATGTCCGCGTGCAGGGAACGCGGCTGGCCCACGTCGGGAATACAAGGAGTCATCGATTGGATCGACAAGCAAAAAAGACGCTAGCCGACCAGGTGCTTGAGCACGTCGCGTCCGCGGAGCAGCTTGCGTCCGACGCAGAGCTTGCACGGCTGCGCGCTGAATTGGCGACATACCGAAACAGGTATAAAGCCGCGCTGGCCCAGATCGACCGCGAGCGGGAGCGTGCCGACGCACTCGTGAGTTTGCAAGGGTTGCAGGCGTCGAAACGCAAGCCCTTGACCAAAGCCGTCAAGGGTCGCAGGCATGCCGCCACGGCCGTGCTGATGTTGAGCGACGTGCACTGCGAGGAACGCGTTCTGCCCGAGACCGTAAACGGCGAGAACGACTACTCGCTAGAGGTCTGCCAGCTGCGGATGGCCGAACTGGAGGAAAGGTTTTTGGAGTGCCTTGAGCACGAGAGGAACCAGGCAGACATCCGCCGCGTGCTCGTCTGGTTGGGTGGCGATTTCATCACGGGGCACATCCACCCAGACTGTGCCGAGGTCGCGCAGTTGTCGCCGATGAACGCTACGCGGTGGATCGCCGAGCGGCTGCGTGGGCTCATCGACAGCGTTGCACAGCATGCCGACCAGGTCATTGTCTGCACCAACGCAGGCAACCACGGACGCAGCACCGAAAAAAACCGCATCGCCACGGAGCTAGACCACTCGTGGGAACAGCTGATGTACTTCACGCTGGCCCGCGAAGAGAAGAACGCGAACGTCTCGTGGCAGATCGCCGAGGGGCACTTAGGGTACGTGGATCTCGACGGGTTCCTGGTGCGTACTACGCACGGTCACAGCATACGTTTCGCTGGTGGCGTCTACGGGCTCGCGCTGCCGGCGAGCAAGGCGATTGCACGGTGGGACGCAGGGCGGAAAGCGGACCTCACCATCTTCGGGCACTACCACTCGTGGGGCTGGCTGCGTGGTGCCCGCTACGTGGCGAACGGCAGCGTGATTGGACACTCGCCATACGCTGAACGAGTCGCGTCACCAGAGCGACCGTGCCAGGGCATGGCAATCATCGACCACGGCCGGCACGAGGTGACGCGAGCGTATCCACTGTTCTGTGACAGAGACCTAAGAGGGACCACCGATGACGACAACGCTGGAAGAACAAAACGCCAACCTACGAAACGCCGTGCTGGAGCGGCTCAACGCAACGCCCGCTGACAGTTGTTGCGAGGGCGGCGCGTGCAAGGTGCCCGAACTGCCCAGAGCACACCGCAGCAGTCGGGCGTTCGTAGCCCTGCTCGACGAGATGCGGCGACTCCACGAGAGCAAGAGTGCCGACTACGGCAGCGAAGAAGACCCACTGGCGAACGTCCGAAGCGGGGCCGACTTCGTGAACATCGAAGCGTGGCGTGGCTGCATGGTCCGCATCGCGGACAAGGTCCAGAGGCTGCGGACCTACTGCCGCACCGGCCGCCTGGTGCACGAGGGCGTACGCGACACGCTGTTGGATCTCTCGGCGTATTCCCTGCTGGCCATCGTCTTGTTTGACGAGGGGCGCGATGCGTGAAGAAGTACCGCCGCTCACCGCCGACGACCTCGCGAGAATGGAGCACCGCGCCCGTAAATTTTCGGGAGCGTACACCGGCACCAGCGGCACGCTCGCCGCCGACGTGATCCGACTGCTCCGCGAGCGATTGCGGCTGCTGGAGGAGGTCGCGTTGCTACGGGCTCGACTCGAAAAATAGCAGCCAGGCGTCACCTTTCCGCCGCTGCCGCGCCGCCCTGGTCGTCTCCCTCCGACCGGGGCGGTTGCGTTTCAGGCCGCTGGCCTCTCACCGTGGTGGCCGTCTGGCTGCGCGGGTGGCGCGGGTGGCGCGTCTTGTGAAGCGGGGGGGGGGGGGGCAGAGTTGTGGGGTTGGTCTAGTCGTGGCAGTAGTTCGTGTGGTTTCGGCCCTCGTTCCGACATGCGGGGGTCGAGGTACCACTTTTTTGTCATCGCGGCGGAAGCGTGACCGGCGAAGGCCACGGGATCCCCGCCAGCTGCAGCTATGTGACTGATGGCCGAGCGTCTCACTTGATGAAAGGCTATTCGCTTGCCGGCGAGCCCCGCAGGCTTCAGCAGCTTTTTGAGTCGAGCCCAGAGGTAGGTGTGGGCGTATGGCCACGGCAGCAGCCGGTCGCCACCATACGCCACGATCTTGTCCAGCCGGTCGCACGTCTCCGGCGACAGCGTGTACGTCCTGCCGCGTCGCCCGCCCTTCCGCCCCTCGGGCTGAATCGTCACGGTCGGTCGCTCGTAGTCGTGGACCGCTGCGGAAAGAATCGCACCAATCCGCTCTCCAGTCTCATAGGCGACGGCGATAACTGCCGGCCACCACTCAGCCGCCGGAATTGCACCGACGCGCCCTTTGGCTGCCGAGACGGCCGCGAACAGGCGGCGAAGCTCATCAAGGCTCCACGAGTGCGGTACGCGGTCTGGGAGGATGCCGGGCGGACAGGTCGGCAGCCTCTCCATACCCGGCACTCGACGTTCCCACGCCAGCCTCGCAAGGCTCATCAGCTGCGACCGCTCCTTTTCTGCGGTGTACGGGCTGCGGGTCGATGCCCTGTGCTCGAGGTACCGAGCCAGCAGCAGTTCCTCTAGATGCTCAATGGCTGGCTCTTCGGCGATCCCCTCGGCTCGCAGCCATTTCGCGAACGCAGAAAACGTCGCGTAGTAAAGGGCGGTCGTTCTCGGGCTGCGACCACGTAGCCGCAGCGGGCGGTATGTCGTGTCAAAAAACTTTCTTAGTGTCATGGCTGCGGTTCCTGTGTGGTCCTAAGGCTAGGTCACGCTCGCTTTCTTGCGGGGGTAATCCATTTGCGTTCGGGGGGCTCTCGCTGACTCTCAGGGTTCCGGTTGTAGTGGTCGTGACGGTTGTCAGGTGCACGGTTGGTCATCACTGGCCTTCCGTTCATTCCTACCCCCGCCATTCTACTTCTCCGGCACCCCGCCTCCCTATTCCAAGGGTACGGCGGGGGGCCGGCAAAGGCAATTTGACGCAGATACCGCAGGCGGTAGTATTGGGAGGCATGATCGTGGCATCACCCGACAAAACGTGGCTGACCGTTGAAGAGGCCGTCGCCCTCATTGGGTGCACGGACGGCTGGGTGCGGCATCTCCTGCGGGAAGGCAAGCTCGAGGGGTGGCGGGCCGGGGAACGGGCTTGGCTCGTCAGCCGCGAGTCCGCCATTGAGGCCCGCCGGAACCTGACGACACGCTCAAACGCCAAAAAGGGCGACAAGCCCTCTAGGCCGACGCGTCGGCGAAAGACCGCATAACTCGCGGCAAAATTCCCTGTTTTCGTTTTTCCTGCTCTTGTGCTTGACGAACTACCGATAGCGGTATATGTTGGTTGGCAGACGTGGACGAGTGAGCCACGTTGAACACGACAGGAGACAGAGCCATGAAGACGACGAACCTAACGAGGGCCGAGACGGCGACCGTGGCACCGAGGCTGACCGTCAGCCGCCATGTGTCTGACCAGTGGAACGAGATCGCCAGCTGCCTTGGCGACCTAATTGCGAAGGTGACGGCCGCCCGCCCCGCCGCTGGCAGCTACCGCGACGCCGCCGCGTGGGAGCGTGACCGGGCGGCGATCGACAGGCGGCTGGACATTCTGGTGCAGCTCGAGCGGCGGTTTAGCAGCGAGGCGGCCAGGATGGCCGAGGCGACCTGAGATACCTGTCGGCTCGCCCGCCGGGTCGCCTTCGGGCCCGGTGCGGCGGGTTGGCTACACCAATGCCAGGGAGGGCATTCCGATGAACGTGAATTTATGGGTTGAGTTTCTCATTGTGCTGGTTCGGCTCGTTGCCGAGGGGCTTTCCAGTTGACAGAACTACCGCAGGCGGTATCTTGCTTGTCGCAACTACCGCAGGCGGCATCTCACGAAAGGACGCGAGACATGGACGCAGGGGATCGCGAATACGCCGGGGCCGTCGCCGGCTGGCAAGAGACAACGCTTCTGCCTCTGACGCAGCCGCGGGCAGAACTTCACTGGGGCACGCTGTACCACGTTTTCGACGTGGGGGCGAACGTCCAATTCCGCGACGCCGACGGCGATCTGGTCCGCGGCGTCGTCACAGACCGCGTTGACCTTGAGACGTACCACGTCGCGGTCCATGTGCCGGGCGTTGGTCGCTGCGGCCCGGTTGTTGTCGAGCACGACAAGTTCGTTTTTCCATGACACATAGGAGCCCCGGCGGAGCCGGGTTTCACGGAGGGTAGTGCCCCGTGGAGGCAGGACGCTGAAGCGGGATGAGGGATTTCACACGAAAGGACACGGCATGACACAGATTGCAACCACGCAGGACCGCAAAAGCATCCTGCTCACGATGGCTGGCAAGTTTGGCATGGAGCCGAAGGCGTTTGAGGCGACTGTCCGCGAGACGTGCGGGTGCAAGGGGGCAACGCCCGAGCAGTTCGCGGCGTTCCTCCTGGTGGCCAACGAGTACGGGTTGAACCCCGTCACTCGCGAAATCTATGCCTTCCCGACGCGGGGAGGCGGCATCCAGCCGATCGTCGGCATCGACGGCTGGATCACGATGGCGAACAACCACCCGCAGTTCGACGGTGTCGAGCACCGGGACCAGTTGGACGACAACGGGCAACTGGTGGCGATTACGGCACGCGTGTTTCGCAAGGATCGCAGCCACCCTATCGAGGTGACTGAGTACCTCGGCGAGTGTCGCCAGGGCACGGACCCGTGGAAGAAGTGGCCGGCCCGGATGCTGCGGCACAAGGCCACCATTCAGGCGATCCGCTACGCGTTCGGGTTCAGCGGAATCGTGGACCCTGACGAGGCGGATCGGATGCGTCCGAGCGTCAACGTCACGGTGCACCACGAGCCGGTTCAGCACAGGCGGTACGCCCGCCAGACAACGCCGGCTCTGACAGTGAACGAGGTGGAGAACGAGCCGCAGTTCGACGCCGCGGAGATCGCCGCGGAGGAGGCGGCCAGATGAGCAAGCCAATTCAAGACAGACCGGCACTGGACGCTCACCGCCAGCGCGAGCAGCTGCCAGCGGACGCCGAGCAGATCGTGCCGGTCGAGCCGTGCCGTGTGCCTGCGGAGAACACGGTGCCGGTGCGACCGGGCTACGCCGCGGCGGCACGGCGACGCGGTTGTGAGGACGAGTACGACAACGCCATGGAGGCGCGGTTCGGTTTTTGACCCTTAGGAAAGGAGTCCTGTCATGCGATGGATTGTGCTGTTGATGGCTTTGTGGTGTTGCCCGGTCTCGTTCGCGAACGACGACACGGAGGAACTTCCGGCGGTCGCCGCGACGGAGCGCGGCGGCTGCCCTGGTGGTGTCTGCAAGCCCAAGCGACCACGCCCGAGGCCGGCCCGATAACCCCGTGAGAGCCTGCCGCGCCGGTCCGGTGATGAGCCGGGCCGGCTGCGGCGGGTCGCAAGGAGACGAACCATGAGCGACTACTACACCGAAACGATCGACCTGCCGCTTTTCCGCAAGACGGACCCGGTGACCAGCAAGATCGCCGGCACCGCGGCCCGCGAGTTCCGAGGCGAGCACGAGCGGCGGATCGTCGAGGCGTTGGCCGCTGGGCCGGCTCACCGCGACGAGATCGCGAGGCGGGCCGGCATGACTCGTGACGCAGTGTGGCGACGCTTGGCCGCGATGGAGCGCGGCGGGCTGATTGAGAAAGCGGGCATGGCTCGCGGAGACAGCGGGCTGAAGCAGGCGGTGTATCAAGCTCTAACTACGCAAAAGTAAGGGTTTTTGCCAATGAAACAGGAAGTTTGCGAAGCGCCCGAAGCCAGTATGCAATTGCCGATGGTTTTTGATTTCCAAACCGGAGGCACCGACATGGCGAAGAAGCATCCAGAGGCAGTAAAGGCGATGACAGCAGAGGTCAAGAAACTCTGCAAACAACTCAGCAAGCTTGGGACGGACGACGCCGTAGCGTTTCTGAACGAAGCACGGCGAATGCTTCACGAGGCGAGCCCGTTCAAAGACGAGCCAGTAGACCTGGTGCTGTGGGTGAAGAACGACACGGTACAGGCGAACGACTACAACCCGAACAGCGTCGCGCCGCCTGAGATGAAGTTGCTTGAGCACTCCATTACGGAAGACGGATACACGCAGCCGATTGTGTCGTGGCGGCGAGAGGACGTGCACGAGGTGGTTGACGGCTTTCACCGACACCGCGTCGGCAAGGAAAGCGATCTCGTGCGTGGACGGGTGCTCGGTTACCTGCCGGTCGTGACGATCAACAACACGCGACTCGACAAGGGCGACCGAATGGCGGCAACCATTCGCCATAACCGCGCCCGCGGCAAGCATCGCGTCGATGCGATGTCGGAGATCGTGATCGACCTTAAGCGTCGCCGTTGGTCCGACGCGAAGATCGGCAAAGAACTTGGAATGGACCCCGACGAAGTGCTTCGGCTGACCCAAGTGAGCGGACTGGCTGAACTGTTTGCTGACCGTGACTTCTCGCAGGCATGGGAAGCGGAGCGAATTGAAGAGGAATTAGATGAAGGCTGATCTGCGTCCGTACACGGAATGGGAAGACTGGCTTGCCGGCATGTATCGGGATGTGTCCGCTGCAGACGAGGGGCGTCTTGCGTCTGCCGCTGCGTCGCTGCTGTCGGACGCCAATCGCCTAGCTGCTGCGATGCGGGAAGTCACTGTTGAGTGGAAACATGCGAGCGAGGCGAACCTACATGAGCCTCCGAACAACCGGGCGTGGCTAGGCCAGGCGGCGTGTGCTTTTGCCGCACAAGTTCCAGAGCATTTGACTCGAGCTGCGTGGGGAATGATTACTGATGCGGAGCGGTTGCAGGCCAACAGGATTGCAGACCGCGTCATAGACGAGTGGAAGTACCGCACCAGACGAAACCCCCAGATGGAGTTTTCCTTCAATGAGCGTTCGTATTCGAGACATGAGCAGGGCTGACAAGGATTTTTACAAGCATTTCGGTCCAGTATTTGGCAGCAGAAACATTGCAAGACAGGTTGGGGTTCACCCGTATGACGACGACGACAAGCTTTGGATTACAGCGTTTGATGGCCGGCGGCTTGTGGGGTGGATGTCAGTCCGCGGGAGGCTTGTGTCCGACTGTTTTGTTGTTGAATCGCACCGGAAGAAGGGGTTGTTCGCGACTTTGTTGAAGCATGCTGTTGCCAGCCACGGAGGCAGACTGCGTGCTGTGTGCACCAAGGCCAGCGCACCGGCGTTTGCCAAAGCTGGGTTCAAGAAAACAAAAGCTTCTAAGAACTTTGTGTGGATGGAGCGGCCAGATGCCTAAACGCATGTTGGAAAAGAACGTGTTGGACGCAGCGAAGGAGCGTATCGCGTGGGCGTTCGACTCGTGCGAACGCGTCTACTGCTCTTTTAGTGCGGGCAAAGACTCTACGGCGATGATGCACCTTGTCATGGAGGAGGCAAAAAAAAGAGATCAGACAATCGGTGTGCTTTTCATCGACTGGGAATGTCAGTTCACGATGACAATCCGCCATGCCCGCAAGATGTTTGACGAGTACGCCAAGTGGATCGAGCCGTATTGGGTTGCAATACCAATGACGACTTGGAATGGCTGTTCCCAGCATGAGCCGGAATGGATCGCGTGGGACGAAAACAAGACGTGGGTTCGCGACAAGGAAGACATCTCAATCAAGCGGGGTGATTTCTTTGATTTCTATGTCCCCAACATGATGTTTGAGGAGTTTGTTCCGCTGTTCGCCCAGTGGTACGGGCGCGGAAAGCGGACGGCTTGTTTTGTTGGAATCCGAACGCAGGAAAGCTTGAACCGTTTCCGGACTGTTGCCAGAGACAAGCCGATGCTGGATGGCAAGCCGTACACCACAAACGTGGTTGACGACTGCTGGAACGTCTACCCGATTTACGACTGGCAGACGGAAGACATCTGGACGTACGCCGCAAAGTCGCGGACTACATACAACCCGCTGTATGACCGCATGCACCAGGCGGGAATGACCATTCACCAGATGCGTATCTGCGAGCCCTTTGGTGACACGCAGAGGCAGAGCCTGTGGCTGTATCAAGTTGTCGAGCCCGAGATGTGGGGGAAGCTTGTAGAGCGAGTGGCTGGCGCTAACACCGGGGCGCTGTACGGGAATGAACGCGGCAACGTCTTGGGCAAGGGAGACATCTCTTGCCCAAAAGGGCATACATGGAAGTCTTACGTTCAGTTCCTACTCGGATCCATGCCGCCGCGAACGGGCGAGCACTACAAAAACAAGATTGCCGTGTACCTGAAGTGGTGGAAGGCAAGGGGCTACCCAGACGAGATACCGAACGAGGCAGACAAGAAACTTGAAACGCTCGGCAAGGCTCCCAGCTGGCGCAAGATTGCCAAGTCGATTTTGCGGAATGACTACTGGTGCCGGTGGCTCGGATTCAGTCCGACCAAAACAGCCGCTTACCAGAGGTATATGGACTTGATGAAGCGCCGCAGGAAGGAATGGAAAATCTACGAACCGGAGGCCAAGGATGGCCCGAACCCGCAGCATTAAACCGTCGTTCTTCAAGAACGAATATTTGGCAGAGTGCGATCCGATGGCACGCCTGCTTTTCGTCGGGCTCTGGACGCTGGCCGACAGCCAGGGGCGAATGGAGTTCCGCCCGCTGCGTATCAAAGCGGAACTGTTTCCGTACGACAACTGCGACATACTCGGCCTGCTAAAGCAGCTGGCCGATAGGGGCTTCGTCCGAGCCTACGAATCGGGCGACGTGAAGGTGCTCGAGATCCCGACTTTCGGGGAGCATCAGCGGTGTCACCCCGACGAGCGTGACGAAGGGCTGCCGCCACCCGATGAATCGGCGGAAATCATCGTTTTCCCAGAGCCAAACGGAAAACCGGGAAATCCGGCGCTGGAGCCGGGAAATCCCCCGGCTTCTTGCGCCTTTAATCCTTCTTCTTGTCTTCCTTCTACCTCTAATCCTTTGAGTGCTCCGAGCAAGCCCGCTTCGCGGTCTGGCTCGAAGCCGGCCGATCCGCTTCGGTGGTCTGCGGAAAACGGTTGGGAGGGCATCACCGACGCTGACCGTGCGGAATGGTCACAGGCTTACCCGGCGGCTGACCTTCCCGTCGAACTCGCTAAGGCCACTCAGTGGCTGAAGGCGAACCCGAAGAAGGCACGGAAATCGAACTGGCGTAGATGGCTCACTACGGTCTGGCTAAGTAAGTGCCAAGACCGGGGTGGCACGCATCGTCAGGCAGGCAATCGACCAGACGAACGGCCGAAGCCTGTGGCTTGGAAGGACCAGTACCAGCCAGCCCCGTACCGGCGACCAAAGGAGGTCGCCGCGCTTGCACAGAAACTCAAACTCAAGGAGGAGTCTGCATGAACAATCTTGCCCCCATTGGCGTTGCCGAGATCGCCGAGCAGCTGCGGGCCCGCGCCCGGTTGCCGACGACGGAGAACATGACCGCCGTGGTGATGCTCCTGGCGGCCGGCGTGGTTGAGTCGCTCGCGAACCGCACGGTGGTGCTCGCACGCGAACTCGAGCAGCTGGAGGCCCGCCAGCAATGAGCATCACGCAGACCTGCATTCTCGCACTGGGTTCGATTTTGAACGTGCTCATCTTCGCGTTGGGGGTGAGCGTTGGAAGGACGATGACACCGAAGGGAAAGGAATCCTCAGATGACAGCGACGGCGACCCCTACGAAAAGGCGAAGAAGTACTGGCACACACCTCGACCTGTCCGCCCTGCGGGCGGCGCTGGCGACGGTAAGCCCGGCGGTGCCGGGCAAGGCGAGCAAGCCGATCTTGATGAACGTTTTGCTCGGCTCTGGCAGCCTCACCGCCAGCGACCTGGAACTCCAGATAGAGACGAGTCTGGACTTTCATGATGACGCCCTACTGCTTCCGGCGGCGCGGCTGCAGGCGATTCTGAAGGAGTGCAACGGAGACAACGTTACGCTCTCGTCCGATGGCACGTTGTGCACGGTTCGCGTCGGCCGTGGCTCGTGGAATCTGCCGACCGAGCCGGCTGCCGAGTACCCGACGTGGGAGCCTGCTGACGCCACGCCGGTCTGCCGTCTGCCGGCGGACCAGTTCTGCCGGGCGGTGAAGAGCGTGGCCTACGCCACGGACAACGAGTCCAGCCGCTACGCCCTTGGGGCGGTGCTTGTCGAGGTCAAGGACGGGGCTGTGCACTTCGTCGGCACCGACGGCCGCCGGCTTTCTGTCTACGAGGCTGAGGTGGACCAGGCGGTGGACGACCGGACCGTGCTCATCCCGGCTCGTGCGATTGCCGTAATGGCTCGCGTCGCGTCTCACTCCGAGGGCAGCGTCCAGCTGGAGGCGACCGGGAACGAGGTTATCGCCGAGTGCGACGGCACGACGGTCACGGCTCGGCTCACGGACGGACGGTTCCCACGGTGGCGTGACACGCTGCCAGAGCGGGACGCGAAGTCTTCGTTGGTGTCGGCGGCGGAACTGCTGGCGGCGACCCGGCAGGCGGCGATCTGCACGAGCGAGCAGAGCCTAGGCGTGCAGTTTGTGTTCACGGCGGACGGGATCCACCTGACGGGACGTGCTGCCGAGGCTGGCGAGAGCAGCGTCACCTGCCCGTTGGAGCAGTTCGGGCAGGCTTGCAGCGTGAAGCTCGACCCGTCGTTCGTCGTAGATTTCCTAAAGCACCTGGACGACTTGGCAGTGCCAGTAGAAATCGAGGCAGTTGACGCCGCGTCCGCTGTCATCCTGCGTTGCGATGACGCGACGGGCGTGATTATGCCGCTCGCGCAGGACGCATGACACCACGTCAGCAGATGTTTTCAGACATGTGGAACGCCGGGGCTGCGGTGGCAGAAATCGCCGCAGCCCTCGGCATTTCCCGGCAGCATGTACACCAGATGCGGTTCAGCCTAAAGCTGCCAAAGCGGGACAAGGAAGACGTTCGCTGGGTGGACGCAACGCCGGAAGAAATCGCGCTGCGGTCGGCGGAAGTTCGGGAACGTTGGTCTGAGTCCGAGCGAGAGCGGCGCGCCGTCGGCAAGGTCGAGGCGTGGGGCGTGCCGCTGATTCGCCTGCGTGGTTGACACGCTTGCCAGATTGCGGGCATGCGAGCCGAACTCACCACCGTGTCCGACCTTGAGCCGTTCGTGGCGGCGTACTGCGCCGCGAACCTCTGCCGGCCGTCGTCCGAGATGCAGGACGAGATCTACACGCGGCTTACAGACACGCCGATCGTGGTTGTTCAAGTCGGGTTGCCGATCGCCTGGGTAGCCTCGCACGAGTGGCGAGGCCAGCAGACGCTGGAGGCGTTCGTGGCCGTTGAGTGGCGACGCCGCGGCCTCGTGAAGCTCGGGGCACACATGCTCGTGGCTACCAGCTACCTAGACCGTAGCCAGCCGCTGGCTGTGTTCTCCCCCGATTGCGTGCCGCTGGCCCGGTCGCTCGGGTTTCGCGAGGTGCTGCACTACACGCGAAACGGCAAGGACTGGGTGCTACATCTTGGCTAGGGCAACGCTGTCATTCCTGCTGCCAGATGAGGCCGAAGAGTTTTCGGCGGCGCTGCAAGGCGGACGGGCTCGGCTCGCGCTGTGGTCGTTCGACCAGTACCTGCGGAACCGAGTGAAGCACGAAGAGCTTGAGCCCGCCGTCCACGACGCCATCGAGCAGGCCCGTGCCGAGTTGCATTCCATGCTTGCGGAGCAAGGCGTTTCGCTTGACGCGTGACAGACACTCGCCCGCATGGCTATCACGTTTGAAGTGCCTGGAGATCCAGTGCCCCAGCCTCGCCCACGAGTCACGGTGCGAGGCAAGCACGGGCACGCGTACACGCCGAGCGATCACCGCATCCACGCCTACCGCCAGGCGGTCGCGCTTTCGGCGAAGGCCGCCGGATGCCAGCCGCACGGAGAGCCTGCCGAGGTGGTCATCGACGTGGTGTTCGCCCGGCCGAAGTCGCACATGAACAAGTCCGGCGTGAAGCCTGACGCGCCGCAGCTGCCGCGGGCAGACCTCGACAACTTGGCGAAAGGCATTCTTGATTCGCTCAACGGCGTGGCGTGGGCCGACGACACGCAGGTGCGGCGGCTGGTGGTCGAGAAGTCATACGGCACGGAGGGACGAACAACCGTCAGGGTCTCATGCTGAAGCCAATCCACCGCAATATGTTTCCGCTGCTTGTGCAGACGCTCGGACACACCGAGCCAGCCGTGGAAGTAGGCGTTGCCGAGGGCAACTACTCGCGCGCGTTCCTGAAGCTGTGGCCGAACAAGTTCTTCATGGTCGACCGCTGGTGCCACATCGAAGGCTACGACGACATCATGAACGGGCCGGACTCCGAGCACGAGGAGCGTTACCGCCAGGCGTCAGAGGTAGCGGGTGAGCACGCCGACCGCGTGACGGTGCTGCGAATGGACTCGGCAGAAGCGGCGTCACAGTTCGCCGACCGCTCGCTGTCATTCGTCTACCTCGACGGCGACCACAGCTACGACGGCGTGTGCCGCGACATCCGAGCGTGGGCAATGAAGCTAAAGCCGAACGGCATACTCGCCGGGCACGACTACTACAACAAGCCGCCCTTTGAGGTTCGCCGCGCCGTGGCCGAGCTCTGCGGTGGCCCGTGCGGAATCACGCTTGAGGCTTCGCCAAGCTGGTGGGTGGTCGTCCAATGAACCAAAGAACGCAGCAGCGGTTCGCGAAGATGTGGGGCGACGGCGTGCCGCTCGAGGAGATTGCCCGTCGGCTGAACTACTCGGCGTCGACGCTCGCCAAGCTGCGAATGGAACTGGGGCTGCGGAAGCGGTACGGCCACGAGGATGCACCACCTACGCCGGAGGTCATTCGCCTGCGGTGTGACGAGGTGCGGACGGCGTGGAGCCAGATTGACTGGAAGCTGCGGTACGTCGGCGTCGAGCACACGGTGGAGACGGGCGTGCATGACTTCCGCTGACTACTGCATCGTGATGACGCTATGTAATCGGCCGGCTTATACGGCACGCGTGCTGGAGGCACTCGCGGCATGCGACGGCATCGACGGCAAGCCCGTGGCGTTTTCCATTGAGCCGGTGAACAAGGAAGTTATCCGGCTGGCGAAAGCGTTTCGCGAGCCGCGGTTCATTCACGTCGGGCAGAAGCAGTTGGGCTGCAACTGCAACACGTACTACGCGCTGAGTATGGGGTTCAGCGAGTATGACCAGGTCGTGGCCCTCGAGGACGACACCGTGCCAGGCCGCGACTTCCTCCGATTCTGCGAGTGGGGGCTCCGCGAGTACCGCGACGACAAGAGCGTGTTTTCCATCTGCGGCTACCAGCGGACGCCGGCCGAGGAATTGCCGCACACGTCGTCGGTTGTCCGCGAGCAGTGGTTCACGCCCTGGGGCTGGGCGACGTGGCGTGACCGGTGGGACAGCGTCCGCACGCGGTGGCCGGCAGACGACCGGCAGGTCAGCTGGGACACCATCGTGGACAAGGTGACGCGAGCCGGCAGGTATGAGGTCCGGCCGCTGGTGGCACGCATCCAGAACATAGGCGGGGAAGGTGGTGCGCACGTGCCAAGCGCGGAATGGCATCGGGCGCACCACCTGAACCCGCTGTGGATTGAGACGGTCGACCGGCAGCCGGTGACGCACTACCGCGAGGTTCCACCGACCTGCACCGCAGCCTTGAGGGCCATGCACCCATGTTGAGACTCGCCACGTACTACACGCCGACCCACCGAGAGATGTGCGAGCGGTTTGTTCTTTCCCGTGCTGCCGGGTTCACGGAAGTCTTCGTCCGTGAGTACGGCCAGAGTTGCCCAAGCGGATCGTTCAAGCAGCCCGGCTGGAACGCATGCATGCAGGACAAGCTCGACCTGCTGCTGCGGCTGCCTTTGGACGCCACGCCGACTCTCTACGTGGATGCCGACGTCATCCTGCTGCCGGGGCTTGCAAAGTGGGCAGAGGACCAGGCCCGCCAGATGGAGATGCACCAGATTGCATACAGCGACGACGTGGTGCAGTGGTGCGCCGGTGTGATGCTTTTCCGCCCGACGCACAAGACCCGCGACTGGTGGCGACTAATTTCGGAGTTGGCGAACATCTGGGACTTGCCCGATCAAGACGTGATTCACCAGCTGCGGATCCAGTGCGAGCAGCGGAACGGGTCGCTGCCATGCCCGATGTCGGTGCTGCCGTCGGACCGCGTGTGCAACTGGGCAACGCTCGGCAACCGCACGGTGTGGCAGGGGGAGGACTTCACGGTGCCCGACTCGTGTGTCGCCTGGCACGCCAACTGGACCGTGGGCATCGACGCCAAGATGGACATGCTTTCGCGAGTCGGAAACCTCCAGCCCGCGACGCATTGAGGCGGTAGCCTAGAGTCGGCGCGCCGCATGGAGGTGGCACATGGCCGACGACGAATACGGTGCATACGACGCGAGCTGGTGGGACACGCTCGCCATGATCCAGCAGCTGATGCCGCTGGTGAGCTACGCCCAGCGGGTGCTCAACGAGCCGGACAGCTATCGCAAAGGGATCATCGTCTCCGATGCCCTGGAGTGGCTTGCAAGCCGCAGCAAAACCACCGTCGATGACGAGGTCGTGAAGCTACTCGGCGACGTGGTGAAGACGCCCGAGGGCGAAAGGCTGATTCGGTACATCCTTGCCAAGGTGCCGCAGTGACCTTCGATGCTGAACTTGCCCTACGTGTCGTCGCTGCCTTGGCGGCAGTTGCTCTCGTGGCGTCGCCCTTGGTGGTGGGTGCCTGGGGGAAAGCCCGCGCCCTCCTCTCGCGAGTCACGCCGCCCCCGGCGGACGCCGCCCTCGAAGACATGACGACGATCCTTGAGATCGCCAACCGCCTTCGGATTGCGAAGTGCGAAGACGGCGTGGACCTCTGCGAAAAGCTCATCAGCGTGATGCTCGCGGCCAGCCCGAAGGAGTAGCCGTGAACCGCCTGGCTCTCGCAATCATCCTCGGGTACGTGGCGGCGTTCGGCGTGCCGGTCTCCAGGTCGCCGGCTCCGGTGGCCCCCAGCATCGACACGCCGAGCACGACGCTCCGGGCGGCGGTGCAGCCGGTGGTGGACGTGATGCGTGACGCGTCGCCCGCCGACCGGGCCCTGCTCGCGGACCTGTTCGTGCGGTCAGGCAAGGTCGTGGCAGAGGACAAGGACGGCGAGGCATTGTTTGCCGACACGCGTTCGCTCCGCGAGTTCACCAGGATCGCAAGCACGATCGGCTGGAGCCGCCTCGGCGGCAACGCTGCAGGCAAGTACGCCGGGCTCGGGGCTGCGATCGAGAAAGCGTTCGTCTCCACGATGGGCCTTGAGGCGAAAGCCGTTGGGGCAAGCGAGCGGCAGAAGTTTGGCGACCTCTGCGAAGCGGTCGGTTGGGCGGCGCTTCAGAGGTGACGTATGCCGTGGGAACCACTCGCTGAATATCTGGCCGGGCTTGTTGGGTGCACGAGCACGCTAGAAGACCGTGCCGAGTTCGACGCGTGGGTGTCGTCGCAAGGCTTGTATCCGTACGCCGCCGATGCGATTGCAAGCGGTGGCCTCGAAGGCTCCGGTGCCGGGAAGCTCACGGCACTCTGGCTCTACATGGAAAAGCTGTTCCCGGGTTGCTTGCCGGGTGCTGCACAAAGTCGTGGCGATTGCGTCAGCCATAGTTCTCGAACGGCCGCCGTCTGCACCATGTGTGCAGAAATAATTGCGGGCCGACCCGACGAGGTGACGGGCGAGATTGAAGACAAGCCAGAGATGCCGGTCGAGGGATACAAGGATGTGATTTGCAGCAGTGAAGCGGTTTATTGGTACCGCAGGCACAACGGCGACGGGTGGCACTGCGGTGCTTCGGCAAAAGTTATTTGCGAGGAAAGCGGCCTGTGGCCTCGCAAGAACTACGAGGAGTTCGGCTTCGACCTTACGAAATACAACGGTCGCCTAGCGGGCAAGTGGGGCAGTCCTGTCCCGCCAGACAACATCACGGCTCACGGCCGCAAGCATTTGATGCGGACGGCGACACGCTGCACGACGTGGGAGCAAGTCCGCGACCTGCTCGCGAATGGTTTTGCTCTGACGACGTGCGGCGGCGAGGGCTGGAGTTCCTCGAGAGACGAGAACGGCGTGAGCCGTAGACAGGGCGGGTGGGCCCATGCGCTCTCGGTGCTTGGAGCGGATGACCGCGACATCATCAAGCAGAAGTACGGCGAGCCGTTGGTGATGGTCCAGAACAGCTGGAACAAATGGAACGGTGGCGGACGCCGCGTGCTCGGCACCGACATCGACATTCCAGAGGGTGCGTTCTGGTCGAAGTGGTCCGACTTCAAGAACCGCGAAATGATCGCGTTCAGCGGCTTCAACGGCTGGCCTGCACAGAAGCTGCCGAACTGGGTAGGAGACATTTTTTGATGCGTCACACGAACTGGGTCTGGCTCCTCTCGTTCGCCGCTGGCTGCACCGTTGCAGTCCTGCCGCCCGCCCCGTGGGAGGGCGACCTGGCGGCCCAGACAGCCCGCGAGATCGTTCGCCTGCGTCGCGAGGGCCCGGCACCAAGCCCGACGCCGAAGCCGGATGAATGCTGCGGCGAATGTCAGAACGGATGGATTACCCACGGCGACGGTCACCGGACGCCGTGCCCGTGCCCGCCGACATGCCGATGCAAGAGAGCGAGCGAACAGGAATGAACTTTGAAGAACTGCAGGAACACGTCTGGCGTCGGCTCGGGCCGCGGAAGCACATCGCCGGCAGGCGGCAGGTGGACGACCTCGTTCGGCTGTGCGTGGAGACGTGGGAGCCCGACAAGCTGCAGCACTGCCGCAGCGAACGAGAGCAGCGGGTCTATGGGCTCGCGGTCTCTGGCAACGTGAAAAGGCTGTACCACGCATGCTCGGGATACTCCGACGCGGAGTTCGGTTTCTTGTGGGCGATCGTCCTTTCGGCGGTCGTGAACTCAATCATCTGGGCACTCATCATGTGGTGGTTCAGCGAATCGTCGCACCGGGTGCTGATGGAAGGCTGGAAGCGGGAGTTCAACCGATGACCGACGAAGTACGGGCGACGCTGTCCACGGTGCTCGAGCGTTGGGGCTTCCCGGTGCTCGTGGCTCTGGCCGCTGGCTGGATCCTGCGGAACGACGTGCTTCTGCCCCTCGTGGAAGAGCACCGCTCATTCGTTCGCCAGTTGGGCGAGACGCAGAAAGAGATCGCGAACGCCGTGAACGAGCAGACCCGCCTGCTGTACGCCCTGCAGCCTCGCGCCGGGCATGTCCCGGTGAAAGCCGAGGTGCGGGAATGAGGACGCTCGCCGCCTGGATCCTGCTTTGCCTGCCCGTGGTCGCCGACGACCTGCTCGTGGTGACCCGCGAGGGTTGCCCGCCCTGCCGTCAGCTGAAGCGGGACTTGCTTGCCAAGCCCGAGATGTACGCCCCGCACCGGCTCAGCCTGGTCGAGGGCAAGGCGGCGATGGAACGCCATCGGGTTGACATGGTGCCGACAATCATCCGCATCCGAGACGGTCGCGAGGTTGCCCGCCGCGTGGGCTACTTGAGGCCGAGCGACGTGACCGACTGGCTGAAGAACACCGACTGACCGTATCTCACCACAAGAGCGCATTTCACCATGCCCATGAATCCCCGGCTCCTGCGCCCTAGAGCTACGGGCTACGTCGCACCAGACGCCGACGCTCGGGCCTACCTCGCCGCCGTCCGCACGGCCGACGGCTCTAACCTAGAGCCAGCCGTCGCCAAGGCAATCAACGACTTTGTCGCTGGATGCAAGACCGACGGCATCTGGACTGCCATCAAAGCCTCCTGCATCCTCATGGGTGCCCGCACGCTGTCCGGCGCTCTTACGCCGTTGGTCGGCACGGCACCCACAAACGTAAACTTCGTTAGCGGCGACTATAACAGGAAAACGGGGCTCGTCGGCGACGGATCGACGAAATACTTGAACAGCGGTCGCAACAACAACGCAGACCCGCAAAATAGCGTTTCTCATGCTGTGTGGGTTTCCACGGCAACTGCGACAAACAATGTTCCGATTGGTGCTGGATTCAATCTCACTGGCGCGACTCGTTGTGCGATCACTGCATCGCCAGCCACCACCTCCGTGCGTATTAGAAATAGCTCAATATCCACGCCTAGCCCGCTCGTTGTTCCGTCCAGCGGCACACTGTTTGCGTATCGCCGATCAGCGTCAAATGCAACGCTAATTCGCATTAATGGTTCGGACACTGCGTACACGACCGCGTCCGAAACTCCGTTTAACGGAAATGTATTTGTGTATGCCGACAACAACAGCGGCTCTGCCACGGCGTTTTCTGCTAGCCGGCTTGGTTTTTATTCAATCGGCGAATCGCTAGACCTGGCGCTCCTAGACACCCGCGTCTCCGCGCTCTACACCGCAATCGGAGCCGCCCTCGCCCCGAACTACGCGGACGCGGACGTGAACGCTTACATCAACGCAGTCGAAACTGCGGACGGGCAGCTACTAGAAACCGGCGTTCGGGACGCCATTAATACGTTCATCACCGGCTGCAAGTCGGACGGTACATGGACAGCCATCAAAGCCTCCTGCATCCTCATGGGCGCTCGCACGCTGTCCGGTGCGCTGACGCCGCTCGTCGGCTCGGCACCGACGAATAACGGGCCATTTGTCTCCGGCGACTACAACCGGAAGACGGGGCTGGTGGGTAACGGATCGACGAAGTACCTAAACAGCAACTATGCCTTCGGTACGGCATTGCAAGACAATCGGCACGCCGCCGTCTGGGTGTCTACGGCCCAAACTTCTGGAGCGCATGCGTATTTAGGAAGTGCGTCGCTTCCTGGAGAAACAGCATCAAGATCACAGATCATCGGCATTTCGGGCACTGAAACCAGCATCAGCACCCGGCTGTCAAACGAGACTACATCAACATCTGGAACAGCGAATAACGTCGCCGGGCTTATTGGTGTTACGCGGTCGGGATCAGCCTCTTACGTCAGAAGGGCAGCGGGCGCGGATGCAACTGTTACTGCGGCTTCTATGAGCGGCGACGAAAACAATATGCTTATTTTTGCCAGAAACGTTACTACTTTCTTTAACCATACGTCTGGCCGGCTTGCCTTCTATAGCATCGGCGAATCCTTGACGCTTTCGCTTTTGGATTCCCGCGTCTCCACGCTCTACACCGCAATCGGAGCCGCCATCCCATGACGCTCGGCGACCTCACGCTCCCGATCAGCTACGACGAGGCGAGGCAGTACGCCCTCGTCTTCACGCCGCAGTTGGCGGGCAGACTGGCCGAACTGCACGGCATCCACGGCAGCAACAAATGCCGCCCTGTGCCGCGTGTTCTAACGGACGGGCGGCTCATGCTATCGGCCGACGTTCTCACGGAGATCGAACCGGGCGGCCTGCTTCATGCCATGTGGGAGGCGGCAGACAAGGCCGTCTTAGGGCAGGCCGTCGAAGTTCTGCCGTGGTCGGAGGCCGTTGCGCTGCTGCCGCCCGATCCACCGATGCTGTGACCCTCTTCCCACAACATAGGGTCGTTCCATTTTCCAGAATCAGGAACGGCTCTATACACCTTAGAGAGAGTCGTGAGATGGCATTGCGCAGGATGTGCAGCCCAGTAAACTTGTGACATGGAAAGGAAGCCATTGACCTTTGGGTCGTTGTTCGCCGGCATCGGCGGCTTTGACCTTGGCCTAGAAATGGCCGGAATGGTCTGCAAGTGGCAAGTCGAAATAGATGACTACGCCAGCCGTGTCCTTGCCAAGCATTGGCCTAACGTCCCGCGACACGATGACGTTCGGACTTTCCCCACCGCCGACAGGGACTGGTCCGTTGATGTCATCTGCGGTGGATTCCCATGCCAAGACATCAGCCTTGCAGGAAAAGGTGCCGGACTCGCAGGAGAGCGGTCTGGTCTTTGGTACGAGTTTGCAAGGATCATTCGCCAAGTGCGACCGCGATGGGTCATTGTGGAGAACGTCAGAGCGCTCACTTCTAGAGGACTCGGAACCGTACTCGCAGACTTGGCCGACATCGGGTTTGATGCGGAATGGCACTGCGTACCGGCTTGTGCCGTTGGTGCCCCGCACCGCAGGGAAAGAATCTGGATTGTTGCCTACTCCCAATCGCTGGGACGCACAGCGCGGGGCGGAATCTCGGCAAACGAAACGGAATCGCCGCAGTGGTGGCGTCAATCTTCGGGAGGCGATCAAAACTTGGCCCACGCCGACAGTTCAGGACGCATCGAACAACGGCGGCCCCAGCCAATACAAAAGAAACAGCCTGCCGCTCAATGCAGCGGCTGGTGGAGCGCTGAACCCGACGTGGGTAGAGTGGCTCATGGGGTTCCCCGCCGGGTGGACAGACTTAGGGGACTTGGAAACGCGGTCGTCCCGCAAGTCGTCGAATTCATTGGGCGGGCAATCATCGAAGCGGAAGCCAAAGTAACGGCGGCTTAGGTGCGCTCTTGCACCAGTAGGCGGGCGTTACGAAACACCTGCCGTAAGATATTCTGGCATAGGTTTCTGACCGTATAGAGCGAACAGACGGCTATACCCATTTGGGTATGACCCTATAGCGGCGAGAGACAGCCGCTTGACGTTGCCGCTACGTTGCCAGCATGTTCGGCTGGCTCAAGAAATCGTTTGACTCATTTGGCCGCGATTCTCGCTGGCCCGCCGTACGTCGCCGGCACCTTGAGCGGTACCCGACGTGCGCCGCCTGCGGTGCCAGAGACAACCTTGAGGTCCATCACGTAATTCCGGTAGGGCACGCTCGCCGAATTGGCCGCGAGGAACTCCAGCTAGATCCCCTAAATTTGATTTCTCTGTGCGGGCCGCCTCGCGACTGCCACTGGTGGCTCGGGCATGCCTGCGACGACCGTAAGTGGCGACCTGACGTTCGCCGCTTGGCCCAGGTAATCCTCACGAGCGAGGTACGGGAGCAGGGCGATGTATGACCTGCAGAAGCTGATCAAGCTGCACAACGACGCCAGGGCGAAATCGTGGTGGACGCTGAAGCCGCTGTCAGCCGACACCAGCCTCATGTACTACGCGCAGACTTGGGCAACCACGATGGCACGGCGGAACCGTATGACGCATTCAACGATGCGTGACATCATGAAGCTCGGGTTCTCGAGGGCCGCGGAAAACATCGCGTGGAACCAGAAGACCGAAGAGGCAGTCATGTCTGCTTGGCTGTGGTCGCCTGGGCATCGGTGGAACATCATGAGCGGCTCGTCGAACGTCATCGGCGTCGGTGTCTGCGATGCCGGGAACGGGCCCTACTGGTGCGCGTGCTTCGGGAGGGTGCCATGAGCCTGAACCGTTTCATGGCTGTCGTGTCTGTGCTCGCCACCGTGCTGGCGACAGCGTTGGCTTGGGCACTGATTTACCTGCGGTGAGCCGGGAAACCTGCGGAAAACACGCCAGGCAGCGGTATAAACAACGCAGGCCACGAATCGGGCCTTCATCACCCCGTGCCAGGAGCGACCATGGAAAGCAAGATTCGCCGCAAGAGCAAGGTTCACCCGTTTACGCTGTTCACGGCGACGGCATCGTGCGCCACCATCCCCATGTTCGACATGGCGGGAGGGATCGTCGAGGTCGGCACGATGTCGACTGCTGCCACGCAGATCAACCTGTGGGTGTCGGACGCCAGCAACGGACCCTTCTACCAGCTGTATGACAAGGACGGCGCGGTGGTTAAGGTGACGCTCTCGGCGAGCACTGCAGACGGCAGGGCGTATGCACTGAACGATGAGCTCTTCGGGGCCCAGTACGTGAAGTTCGTCAGCGCCACGACCAACAGCACGGGCACCGTCGGTACGGTGATGTTCAAGGGCTGATATGCCCGACCGGATCCCCACATACAGGCCGCCATGGCTAGCACAGCGGAAGCGTGTGCGAGCCCCTGACAATCGACCCAGTGCCGCTGCTCGAGGCTACTGCAGCAAGGGATGGAAGCTCGCACGACGTGAGGCACTGGCACGCGACGGCTACCAGTGCCGCACATGCGGGCGAGTGGTGACAGGGCGAGAGGCACACGTCGACCACATCGTGCCCAAGTCAAAGGGCGGTCAGGATACGCTTGACAACCTTCAGACGCTGTGTGCGTCGTGCCACGCCAAGAAGGAAGGCTGGCGATCTGTAAGACAAAACGCCGAATCAGTTTGACGTTGTTTTTAGTTTGGCACGCATGTGCCGAACGAAAAGGCAATGTGTGTCGTGCGTTACGTGCGGCGTTCCTGTTAAGCAAGCCCACGGCAAGGGACGTGCGAGGCTGTATTGCGATTCTTGCCGATCAGCTAGGGCAAAGGCTGCTTGCATCAGCCAAGGAAAGCTGGCTACGTGCGTTGAGTGCGGAAGGCGATGGACGAGCAAGGTTACTAGTGGCAGGCATCCGCTGCATTGTTCTGCTGAGTGCCGTAGGTCGGCAATAGCTAGGCGACGAGCAAAAACCGTTAAGTGCAGTCGGTGTAATTCGACATTTGTTTCCAAAACTGGGAAAGGCCGGTTTTGCCCGCAGTGCCGCCGTTGGCGTCCATCTCAAGGTGAACAGGTCGAGTGCTTGCAATGCGGGCGCAGTTTCTACCGACAGCCATCATGCTCGCAAATGTATTGCAGCCGAAAGTGCCTACATGACGCATTAAGGACGTGGCATACATGCAAGCACTGCGCCAAGGTGTTTTCGCGTCGCAAGTACCGAGCATCAGACAAGCGAGAATACTGCTGTATGCAGTGCTATTGGGACGCACACGGTATGGACGGCAGCGTATCTCGTGCGCTTGCTGGTCGGCACACTGGCAACACACGCAAGAGATGCAGAAAGGCTGGTGTGCCATACGATTCCTCAATTACGATTAACAAGGTATCTGAGCGAGACGCATACCAATGCCAGTTATGTGGCAAGCAATGCAATCCCGCTTGGTTGGTAAACAAGCGAACGCGAACGCCTCACCCAAGAAACCGAACCATTGACCATATTGTGCCAATTGCTGCCGGCGTGCATGGCCATGAGTGGCACAACGTGCAGTGTGCTTGCTTGGCTTGCAACATGAAAAAGGGAGCAAGTCGGATAGCATCACAACTGCGTCTTTTGTGAAACTTTCAGCTGAAACAGTAAGAC